TTGGAGTTGTTAGAGTCTTATTAGTTAGAGTCTGAGTGTTAGTTGTACCAACTACTGCTCCAGTTGCACCGTGTCCTGTGGTCGCCTCAATGTGAGTGTTGGCTTCGCGGTAGTCACGACCAATCGCCATATGGCGAACTACTGCACCAGCAGAGTGTGCCTGACCAGTTGAACCATCAATGCCACGAGTGATAGTTAGAGTGTTAGTGCTAACCGCCGTAACATCTACAATTTCTTCAAGGGCTGTATCTGGGTCAATTACTACGGTGAAGGTTTCACCAGCAGAGATTGTCACACCACCAAGGAGCGCTGTACCAGATACAACTGTGGCAGATGTACCAGATGAGGTAAGCGCACCAGTCAGCGTAGTCTGCTGGGAGCGTGAGGAATATTTTCTAGTTGTCATTGCTTGTCCTTATCGGCGGGAGTAGTGGACTTTAGGTGGATAATTCTGTTGTTGTGCTTTTGTCTCTTCAGCAAGACGCTGTGAGTACAAAGCATAAAGTTGTTTAGTTGCAGTCTGACTTGCACCATATGGGCGCTTGCTGTCTGTCTCATCAGCCTGTGGGCTAACCTGAGATGCACGTGCTGGGTCAAGGAATGAGAGCAAACGATAGGCTGCGCCTAGAATCACTACGTCCCGCGTTGATTCTGGTAAGCCTGTTTGAGTTGCATAGTCCTGAGCATTTGTTGTAAATGGTGCTGGGTCTGTGGCGTAAGTAATTTTTACTGTACGACCAGAGATAGGGGCTTCGCCCAATGTAATAGTTTGAACCTGTTCGGTTGTGTAACCAAAGGCTGCTGCATTAGCGATTGAGTCAAAGTCCCACTTGCGAAGTGGAATCCATTCTTTAGATGGCCCAATAGATTGCCAAGTAACAGTCAAGATATTCTTGATGTTTAAGTCTGCAAATGCGTAGGTAGACACCGCAGCATTAAATGTAAAGGTTGTTGACTTAACAGCAAAGATGTTAGCGCCAAGGGCGCGGATAGTATCGTTAATTGCTCGCTTAAGATTAAAGCGTGGGAAGGTAGGGCTGATAGCCACTCGCGTATCTGCAGCGTGTGTAGCAGCAGTTGTACCTAGGTATCCACGTCCGTATGGAGCAACGGTTGCTGTGTTAGCAACACGGTCATAGGAGTCAACCCACATTAGTTCTTCGTCAATTTCAATGACACCCTTACCTACGTTATCGGTAGAGCCAAGGCTCAAGATAAGCGGGGAAGCGCTACTAGATGTGGTTGTAGTAACAGCGGTAGTTAGATAGGTTGAACGGTCTTGCTGGAATGTATATCCCGCAAGGTTTACCGCAACCTCATCAATCATATTGGTAAGGGTAGTTGTCACTATATAGTCCTTAATGCGTCAGAGGCAGATTTTCCAGTTGTTCCAGCAAGTTCGTTACAGATTCCATTCAAGTCCTTGAAGGCATCAGGTGTACGTGCTGCGCTTGCTTTGTAGTTGAGAGCGCCGATGATTCCTTTACCTGTAGTGCCAGCCCACTTATTGGCAGCACCTTGTTCATCAAGGAACGCTGTCCTTGCTGGGTAGGTTCCACCATTGGCTAAGCGGTTTAGTTCGGCGCACAGCGTGCTACCAGCAGTACCTGGCATCATTTTCTCCCTTTGGTCATTGCGTTGTAATAGTGTTCATCAAATGAGAACCGCTTCATATGCGGAGCAGTCACACTTGTATCGCACCAGAGTGGAACTTCAGCCTTCTCGCATAAAGCGAAGAAGTAGATGTCCTCTCCAATAAACTTATTGCCTCTACCCATCTCCATAAAGAACTGAGCATCAGGCATTTCTTTTCTTATCCTGTCAACCACGCTGCGGTGCATTAGGACATATCCCATACCCGCTGCGCTTACTTGCATTAGTTTGTCTTTAGGAAGTGGATGGATTCTGGCTAAACCAAAACCACCATCTTCGCTATCTACAAACTTAAATACTGTAGGCATTGGAACCATTAGAGGTTCTTCTGGGTTATCAGTAGTAAAGTAAACGCCAGTCATCATTGGGCGTTCATCTTTGTCTTTCTGATTCCAGAGTTTCAAGAAGCCCTCTGGGCTAATGACTACATCTGAGTCAACCCAAAGCAACCAGTCTGCTTTGTTCTGGTCATACCAATAGTTAATGACTCGCTCACGTTGACGGGCAATTTGATTACCCTGTGAGCGATAGGTAGATTCAAAGGTAAGTCCTGACTTAAGTATTACATCTGTAACACCCTGCATAAACTTGCCATCTACCATACCGTTGTCGCACCAAGCGATTGCTACTGTTTCTTGCATTGTCCCCTACTTTCTTACTTCTTCTTTGCTCTTGCGTTGTCCACTAGATTTGGATAAGGCCGTCCAGCCTTCTTAGCCATTGCCTTAGCCTTAGCCTTTTGGGCTGGTGTAAGTGGTGTTGATTTCTTATTAGGGTTCTTCTTATCCCAGAATGCTTTCTTCATTACCACTTCACCTTATCTGCCCAGTAGGCTGCTGACATCTTGCCCTTAGCAATGTTCTTTGCGTGGCGTGCTTTGAATGAAGCCTGACGTGCAGTTGGCTTCTTATCTCCAGTCACACCTTGCTGACCAAAGCGAATGGTTTTAACCTGTTCACCTGACTTAGCCACAACAACGTGTGACTTGGTTGGATGATTAGGCGTACGCTTTGGTTTATTAAACCCAGATACTCCTGCTCGCTTTAGTCGTGGGTCTTGCATTACTTTGCTTTTCTTGGCTTTGCTACGTTTGCTTTTGCAACCTTTGGCTTTGATGCTGGCTTGTGTTGAGCAGCAACGCTCTTGTGGTCTTTAGCCATCTTGCGTGTTGACTTTCCTGTGATTACTACCTTTGGCATTTTCTCTCCTTTATTTTTTCTTTGACATCTTTGCTTCGCTAAGAGCGATAGCGATTGCTTGCTTTTTAGACTTTACGACTGGCCCTTTTTTGCCTGAATGAAGAGTTCCTGATTTGAACTCTTTCATAACCTTAGCAACTTTCTTGACCTTTGCTGCTTTCTTCATCGCGTCATTCCGTTCGGGTTAACTCCATACTGCTTAATAATTTGTTTGCGGGCTTCAGTAATGCTCTTGACTTTACCGCTGTCAAGCATCTTTTTGAATGCCTTTTCTGCTGCAGCAATAGTCTTAGCATCTGCAGGGTTTGACACCTTTACTCTAGGTGTTGGTGTTGGATTTGGCATTTACTTCTTCTTGCCCATCTTCTTAGGCATAGTCTTCTTCTTAGCGCCATATTCCTTCATACGCATAGCAGGAGATTCAGTCTTCTCGTGCTTCATCATAGCCTTCTTTGACTTGTACTTTTCGCCTTTAACTGACATTAGATTGCTCCTAGTTCTTTCATAACCTCAACCGATTTGGTTGTGATGTCTTGTGCCTTTGGCATTTTCTCTGAGTTGTAGGCAACGCCTAGTTTCTCTGATGCTTCGTGCGCTTGCTGAATGTGCGCCCTGCTTGTTCCTGCTGGCTGGATGCCTTGCGCTCTGGCATCTTTATATGCCTTGAGTTCGCTAGTCCATTTCTTATCTGGAATGTCTCTAGAAGCATCGCCTGTATTTAGTTGTAATCCTTTTATCTTGCATCCGAAGCAGTCATCGTCACAACCAGTATGGTCAATAGATATATCTTCTTCTGCAAGAAATGGTCTAGGTGAAGTCTCATCGCATAGCACGCAACCCCAAAGGGTTACCTGCCATTCGTGGTTATCGTCAAAGCCCCACTCAAGAACTTTAGTAATATGACTGTGCATTTGTCCCCTTATTGTGCTACAAAATTGCTCTCTGTTACACCAACTCCGCCAGCGATTAGCGCTGCCTTTGTTGCATCGTCTACTGTGTGTTGATAGCCACCGCGATAAACTTCGCTGTAATTATTTAAGTCAGAATCTACTGGATAGCGTATCTGTGAATAAGTAGAACCAGACTTTACGATAGTTATTCCTTTGCGTAACTTGGCAAAGTAAAACAAGCGATGTCCACCAGATGGGCCTTCAAGCACATATGGTGTAGTGAATGTGTAGTTTGCCATAGTTCTCCTTAATGAACTTACTGATGAGGCTAGGTTTCCCTAGCCCCACCCGTCAATCAATTAAGCGATTGATGAACCTGACTCAATACGGAAGAGTGCTTCTTCACGGTAACGAGCAAAGCCGAGTACGCCGTACCAACCCATTGGGCGGTGACGCATCAACTTGTCAACGACTGGGCCGATGACTACGTGTGGTTCTTCAGCAACGGCTTCTGCCATTGCTTGCTGTCCTGCGAGAATTGTGCGGTAGACACGTGCAGATGATGCACCGTCTGTTGCGTTGTAAAGACGTGGAGACTCTACGAAGTATGCACCTTCGTATGTTCCGATTTCTCCTGCCCAGATGCGGTCTTGTGCAGAACCGTACTGGTTTGGAAGAAGCCATCCTGCTGAACCTGTCTCAGCGCGAAGGTCGTGTGAAACTTCTGGGTGGATACCAGCCCAGTAGAGTGAACCCTTGCGAGCAGTTGTCTTATTAGCGCGAAGTTTTGCAACTGCGCGGCGGATGTTTGCAGAAGATAGTGTTGCTGCTGCAGTAACTGTTGCTGTTGATGTTGCTGTTGAACCTGAGTAGATGACGTTTGAGCCACCACGTAGAGTTGTCATAGCAACTGAGTCAATAGAATCAGCAAGGTTGAATGCAATGATGTTAGCGATTGCTGGGTCTACATCAGCAAGACTGAAGAGTTCCAACGCACGTGTTACAAGAACAGAGTTACCGTACTCGTTAAGAGTAATGGTCACAGATGTTGGTGTAGACATTGCTACTGCATCTGGGTCTGAATCTTCTGTGAGTGCTGTTGTAGCAGCAGCCAAGTCAACATAGCGTTGTAGAACAACTGTTGAACCTGGGATTGACTGGTTGGTTGGGCGCTTGTCAGCAACTGAGCGAATGAGTGGCTCTGAACGGAGTGCGAACTCCAAGAGACGGTCATAAGCCTTCTGTACTAAACCAGCACCACCAGCGGTTCCGCCAAGTGATGACGAACCTGTGGTTACATATGAATTAGGCATTTAGGTTTATTCCTTTTAGTAGTTAGAAACTATGATTAGTTTTGTGAGCGAAGAATAGAAAGAATTTCATCGGCAGATTCTGCTGAGTCAAGTCTCTGTTCTAGGTTCTCTGCTCGGTCAGGTGTTATTGCACCTTGCGTGAGAGTGTCCTGCTGACGTAATGCAGCACGGTCTACCTCACTTACTGCAGGTGCGTCCTGTGTCACAGTTAATCCGAACAAGTCTCCGTTATCTTCAAGCCAGTTATTAACTGACTCTTCGGTAACTTCGTCTAGGTCTTTCAGGATTAAGCGTTGCGCCTTAGGATTTACACCTTTCTTGTCTAGGACTT